ATATTTTCCAGAACCTTAAATGTCTAGTATTTGGCCACTGTCCAAGAGTTGGCCACCGCACAAGAGTTGGTCACTTATCTAAGAGACCAAGAGTTGGTCACTGTCTAAGAGTTGGTCACTGTCTAACTCTTGGTCACTTATCTAAGAGACCAAGAGTTAGACACTGTCTAAGAGTTGGTCAGATGCCTCTTTCTCTAGATCATTACCGAGAAGTAATAATTGGGCGAGATCATTACCTATAGGTAAGAGTCATACTCTTCCTCTCCCCCTAGAGGGCTCTACCAACTCTTACTTAAGGGTAAGGGTTGAATTCTTACAAGAACATACTTCTGCGATCCTTACCAAGAAGTAATTATTCGCTGGCACGAATATTGATTGAACATAAACGTAAGGGGGTCTTGACTAAGAGGTAACCCCCATTTAAATATTCTAGAAAATATTTTTCTAGAAATTACTCTTTAAATATTCTAGAAAATATTTTTCTAGAAACCCCCATTTAAATATTCTAGAAAATATTTTTCTAGAAAATATTTTTCTAGAAAATATTTTTCTAGAAAATATTTTTCTAGAAAATATTTCTTGAGGGCTACCCAGCTATCAATTTAACTCTGGCGACTAAATTGCTATATTTAAAGCACTTAGAAGTGAACCCCTCTACTTTCGAGGAAATCTGATGCACTGGAAAAGTAGTGTGCGGCTTCTTTTACAATATTGGGGTCAATCTTGAATATTTCACGCCAACCCTGGTGGTCCGAAGACACTTTACGTTTTGCCCACGGCCCGGTTCCTACCGTGTAACCTCTAGGCCAATTGTAGATGGGTGGCAAAGCGCAATGGTAGTAAGTAATAAAGGCGAAGACGTATTCATGGCTCCAATTCATCAAAGGGCAGTATCTTACTGTTCCAGTTTTTTTGTTCGTGTAAGAGTCCTCGCCATTCGGAAAATTATTCCCGTCGGCTTTCCTCCTGCCAAGAATAATTGCATCCAGGCCGTTGTCCTTAAAATATTTATCTTGTCCCTTGTGTTGTACGATAGAAAACCATCGGGCTGAGGTCGAAGACTTTTTTGGAAACAGCATGTGCTTATTTTCCGACAACCAAAGTAAATCTTGGCCGGTGTTGACGTATTCGAGGGCTTCAGGTTTTTGGACATCCACCCAACGCATGAATTGTGGATATTCCAGTTCATTATGGACGATAAATGATCGTTTTACGTCAAGAATCCTACAAATATGCTCCAAAACGATAGAATCCTTGCCTCCTGACCAGGAAACGGCCACTTTCTTGTTTTTTAGGTATTTTTTCATCGATTCTAGCGTCTCATCGACCTTTTTGTCCAAAAGAGCCTTAGTTACCGATTTATGAGCGTTTTTGTGGATGTCAGCGAATTCTTGGTTAGTGATCCGCTGTTTTTTACTTAGAGCCATCGATTTTTCCTCAAATTCGTAAATGGTGCTATAATTAAGAGATATTCCACCTAAGAGGGCCTTCGATGGCTGATAAGCTGGGAGAGATTGAAAGGAAGCTGGATTCCTTAGTTAAAATCCAAAACGACCTTAGAATATCCGCCGCCGAGCAAAGGCTCCAAGAGAAAGCCCACCAAAAAAACATTGAGAGATTTTGGTCTGCCACCTGGCCCGCCATAATCGAAAAGATGGACAACAACAGCACGAAGATAGTCGAGATCGAGGTGGCTTTAGCCAGGGTGAAAACTACCGTCATGATCTGGGGTACATTCCTTGCAGGTCTAATTGCGGTGGCGGTCCCCCTCATAGTTGTGTACTTAGAGAAAAATTAGCTGGCTCTTTCGCCTCATTCATTTTTCTCTCCTCTTAATACGCATACTTCCACCATGTCGGCCGCAAGAAATTTGATACCTGTTGTTTCGCCTAGCTTTGCCAACCCCTGGTGGAAAGTGTCCCGGCATAGGGTGTAGCCCACTCTGGGCTTGATAACAACAACATCCCCCTTTTGAATTTTTAGGATTTCCATGTCTTTCATAGTCAATTTCACTCGAAATATTTCCTAGGATGGTGATACACCTGGGGGTGGCGATGGGCCATACCACTATAAAATCCCTTCCGTTGCATCCTCTTTAGTACCTTTCCTATCCTCTTCAAATACGGGCAGCCAACTCTTGCCAAAATACCCATCCCCATGCCCTTCAAACATTGTTACGTTATCGGTCAGACGCCCAAGCTCTTCTTTTTCCATTCCGAGCCGTTTCATGATCTCCTCGTCCGTCAGTCCTGACTTTTGGAGATATTGGGAAATTTTCCCCATCGATAAGATCGAGTGAACGCCCCGGGCTCTGTTGTGGCGAATTGTGGATAACATACGTTCCTCTAAGGATTTCACCAGCCTAACACAGGGGACAAATCCCTTGTCCCTCTCTATGAGTTCCTTGGAAGACGAAAGCTGCCAGCGGTGGAAGCCGTCAACTATAATATTATCCTGGGTAATCACGATAGGTTGCGTGAAGCCGTCCTCAAGCAAAGACAGCTTCAAGAGTTTCAGCTCGGGCTTGGCGACATGGTTGGGGTTGTAGTCGTTGGCCGTGAGGCTGTCTCTATGTATCCATTCCACTTTATCGATCGGGTGCTTCATGTTTTCTTCTCTTTATGGGTGCCCTTGAAAGCTTCAGGTTTGTAGGGGTAAAATCCACCTCTAAAATCCTTGACAATGTAGTCGCCCTTATTGGCAACTACCGTCCCTGCCACAGAGGTTAGGTTTAGGTGCCCGCCCCGTCTAAATATAGCGTGCCCCTGGCAGAAAGCTGCTATTTCATCTTTATTGGTGCCATCCCAAATAATGGCGTCTACCTCCTCGGGATTTTTTTCGTATTTCATTTCATCCTCACCTTATTTACGTTGGTCGATCTTTTCCGTGGTGCCTTGATGCGGCTACCGGATTTGCCTCGGGCCGAGGTCACCGCTAGATTGTAGGCCCTCTCCTTTAGGTCTCCCCGTAGGGCGATCATATACAGCAGCGCCCACGAAACCCCGGTTCGGGGGTCCAACTCCTCCTCTGGGATAGGTTTGTGCCCTGTCTGCTTATTGTGTAATTTTATCAACCATTTCACCGACTTAGCGATCTTTTTTGCGATATCCGGTGGGTGCTTCTCGATAAGGAAGATCAGGAAATCCATTGGCATGGGGAAATAGGTTTTGTTGCGCTTCGGCTTCTTTCCGAAGGAATACAGCTCGGTTCGGGCATATCTGGCAGCAGTTGCTACACCATCTACTCGATCGACCATTTTATCCCATAATTCGGGCCATGCCTGTTGAAAAGTCCATAGACTCTGCATCGGCTGCTCCCCGAAAGGAGGGCAAATCCTTTGCCTCGCCGGAGAGATTCCCATCATGCGATAAGTATCGTAGCCACGATTATAATCACAGTTGGTCATTCTCACGTAACGCCAAACATCCTTGTCGGTCCAATCGTAGATAGGACTCGAGAGCTGCACCCATGGGCAGGGTTTCATAGTCATGCCCGTCTTGCCAACCGCTGATTTAACCATCTTGGGCTTTCCGGTCGTTAGCATTTTCGGCATGAAATAGGTTGAGTAGTAATTGTCCTTGGTGCTTCGGGCGACTGACTGAAACCTGCGGATAGACTCGTCGGCTCGGAGCCCCATAATGTGAACCGTTAGCCCGGTTTCGGCATCGGCGATTAGATGATTTATCGATGGTAGCTGGGTGTGGGTTTCGAAGTCGTGGCTTTTTATGAATCCCGGCAAATCAGTCAGTCCCGTAGGAGGGAGAGGGCGCACCCACTTTGCTCTTTGGTCCGGATTCCACGGATACCAAAAAGGCTCCGACCTCGAACACCCATTTCTATGCATAATGGGGATGCACCACCAATGCAAGTCGATATCCGGATTTTTCTCAATTCGGGCCATATACTCGACGGTCGGAGGGATAATGGCTTCTTCGTCAAAAAAGTGTACTTTTAGCGGCAATTTCCCTCGCTCCCTCGCAACTTGCAAAGTAAGGTTGAGACAAACTGTAGAGTCCTTACCTCCGCTGAAACCAACAGTAACCTCATCGGACCGATCATAGATGTCTCGAATTCGTGTCAGTGCCGCTTCAAGTACGTCGGCTTCCTGCGGTTTCTTGGACCCCACTTGGCTCCCCACTATATTTCCTCCAACTCAGTCGAGAGGTTTTCGAGGGTGCATTCCACTATTTGCTCCTCAACATCAATCCTCATGGATTTCAACTCCTCAACCCATAAAAATTTTAAATGGTCATTGAGTTTGGGGTGTATGTGCTTCTGTGACTGCCCATTCACGAAACATGAAAAACTATCGTTCGCCTCCCTTATCTGACTTGACAGGGATCTATATTTTGCTGCAAGTTCAGCGGCGGCGGAGATAGCGGCCAATCTCCCATTAAGTTCATTATCCCTCCTCATTAGGTCTTCCCGTGGTTTATATAGGTTCTTGAAATCATTGCATGGGCTGCGTCTGTGGGTCCGGTGTCGGTTGTCGGATGGTAGGCGATCACATCCATTGTATACTCCTCGGTTTTGAACGAGTGGATCTCCGATTCGTCCAAGCAAAACATAGCGCCTGGTAGCATATTCTTTTCCCACTTCTCATGCTGCCATGCGATGCCCGCTCCTGCTAGAACGATACCCATCCTGATATCGGGGTGGAGGTGCTGGGTTTGATCTATGTTGGGTGGGAAATGGAGGTAATTTAGCGCAGGATCTCCGTAACGTGCTGGAGGTAGTAGGGTTGTATCGCTGCACCCATCAATGTAGGCTAGACGCCCCTTCTTCTCACACTGAGTCATCATACGCAACCCACGGTATCCGATCTTCTCAATTAGGAATAGCTTGAAAGGCCCATTGGGACAGATATCAGCCGACCCGCAAAAAGATGCCACGGTCCCGGATTTCATGTGGATTCGGGGTCCCTTCTCAAATGGAGCAATCCCTATGTCCCCCTGGTAGCAGACCGCATAAGTTGTGGATGAGGCGGGTGCTCGATATTCCCCGCCTACGGTTCTACAGGTCATTATCGTGGGATACATGGTGTGGCTCATGTCGATAATGTCGCCATCTTTAGGTATGCCTATTAGGTGCATGTTTCGGTACCTCTCATACAGATTACTGTTAGGGCCTCACCATTTGACAGCTTGGCCTCGGAAGACTTTTTGGTGACATCGATAGCCTCCAATACGGCGCTTTTTTGGTCGGGAGTCATGAGAAAGACCATCCGGTGGAGGTGGCGCATGTCGCTTTCCTCATCCTCTTCCCCCAATACTTCGCCCTCGTCGTCGTCACTATCTGAGAGACCTAAGATATCATCAAGTTCAGCCGTGGAGGAGGTGATAAAGGCTTCAATCTCTTCCTCATTGAAACCAGTCTGAAGTACGTCATATGAGGCATCCGTTAGCTCTTTTAGCAGGTCGGACAATTGTTCGGTGTTATATGAGGCATTTTCGCTCAACCTGTTGTCTGCAAGCATGAAAGCCGTTTCCTGCTCCTTCGTCAAACCTTTGGCGACAATGACCGGGACTTTATCCAACCCTAGACTCTTGGCGGCTGCAAGTCGGGCATGTCCTGACAACACAACATTTTTTTCATTAATGACCATCGGGACCAAGAACCCGAACTCCTCGATGCTTTTAGCCACAGGGCCTACAGAGGATTCAATTTGTCGGGGGTTCCTCGGATTTGGAATTAGGCTTTCGATGTCTACATTTTTCACCCCGATTTTATTCATGGTCTATTTCCCGATCCTGTTGTAGTGTTTGGATACCCGAATTGATATAGGATACTATTCTCTAATGTCGGAAAAGACCACAACAAAAACCCCAGTCCTGCGGCCCGATAGAGTCACTTTCAGGGATTCCATACGTGCTGATAGCAAATATGACCCTAAGTTTGCAGAGCAGCTATTTCGCCACCTATCAAAGGGTTTGTCTTTTAGCTGCTTTGATGTAGGAGTATCCCATAGCACCCTCCTTAACTGGCTAAAGCATGACTCATTCGCCATGGCCAGGGAGCGCGGCGAGAAAAAACGTCTCCAGCTCCTAGAAGCGGCCGGCATAAAGATGGTCATTGAGGGCAATGCCGCAGCTTGGAAATTCATGATGCAAGACTACGGGATGACCGAAAAGGTCGAAGTGTTCTTAAGTCCGGATTCAGAGGATGACATCATCCTCAACGTAACCCCCGAGCGACAAAAGCGACTAGAAAGGATTCGAGAGATTGGCAAGCGACTCAAACTTAAATGAGATGGAGCATCTATTGGGGCTTGAGGAGTCAGCTACCGATTTTCGATCTTTCATCCTGGCTACAATGCCAGCCTACGAATTCGGCTGGCACCATGAATATCTAATCAGTCGCCTTAATAAATTGGTCCATCAGAAGAACCAAAGGATTATGGTTTCGATGCCGCCACGCCACGGCAAAAGTGAGCTGGTTTCCCGGCGTTTCCCCTGTTTTTACCTTGGCGCTCATCCCAACAATAAGATAATAACTTGCTCCTATTCATCTGGCCTTGCATCGATGTTCAACCGTGATGTGCAGAGGATAATGGAGTCCGAGCTTTACACTGATATTTTCCCCGATACTCTCATGGCAGGTATCAAGGCGGTTAAGGATATCCCGAACGCCAAAAAGTTTAAGCGTACCTCTAATATGTTCGAAATCGTAAATAAGTATGGTTACTTGTTAAGTGCTGGAGTTGGCGGCTCCATTACCGGGCTAGGTGCCGATTTGCTCCTCATCGATGACCCCGTTAAGAACGAGGAAGAGGCGATGTCGGAAACCTACCGGGAGAACACTATCAACTGGTACAACTCCACGGCATACACCCGATTAGAGGGTGGGGCCAATGTCGTCATAGTGCAGACCCGCTGGCACCGGGGCGACCTGTCCGGTAAGCTACTTGCCGAGATGGCTACCGGGGGTGACCAGTGGGAGATCATCAATTTCCCAGCCCTGCTGACAGGCGACCCCTGCGATGGAGATATTAGAGAAAGAGGTCAAGCCCTGTGGTCGGGGAAATATCCGGTTGATCGGCTGGAGCTGATAAAAAAGCAAGTTGGCTCTAGGGTGTGGTCGTCGCTGTATCAGCAGTCCCCGACCATCGAGGGCGGCAACATTATAAAGGAGAGCTGGCTTCGATACTATGTGGCCCTACCCTTCGACCCTAAGAAATGGAGGGAGTCCTACCTTGTAACATCGTGGGACTGCTCTTTTAAGGAAACTGGGAAATCCTATGTGGTGGGGGTGGTGATAGCTAAATATAAGGCTGATTACTACCTACTTGACATTTACCGCCGCAAGGCCGATGTTGTCGACACTAAGAAGGCTATTAAGCAACTGGCTGAAACTTGGCCAAACTGTAAGACTATTTTAGTTGAGGCAAAGGCCAATGGCCCCGCTATTCTATCCTTACTCAAGGGGGAGGTAACTGGAATGGTTGCGGTCGAGCCTGAGGTATCCAAGGACGAGCGTCTTCACAGTATTTCGCCAATTTTCGAGGCTGGAAACTTCCATATTCCGGCCAACCACCCTCTGACTGCCACCATCGTCGATGAGCTGATATCTTTCCCCAACTCGGACAATGATGATATCGTGGACGCAATTTCTCAGGGACTTAACCGCTTCTCTGAGATGAGGGGCCTTCGACACTTAAAGGCAATGACCCGCTGGATTTTGCTAGGCTCCCTACTGGACCCCCTTCTTACTGTTGTCGGAGGGTGTTAGGAGTTGGAGATTCCTGTAGTGGTGGGCTCCCCCTTTATGGATAGGCACTATATGGTCAATATGTTTCTCATCTCCCAGCAGGGGGTGGCCGTACCTATCCTCCCAAGTCTTAAGGAGGTGGGCTAAAGCTATGGGCTGCGCTGCTCCTAACAATCTATGGGGTTTCGACCCTATCTTGTATCCGGTGAACACCCTCCGTAGGCATCGCCTCTCATTGTATAGGTTCCCCGTTTTTACAATGTGTCGTCGCTTTTTTTCTCTGTCCTTTTCGCGGTTATTTCTCACCCACTCCCGCCCCGCTTCAGCCACTCGATCCGGGTTTTTGTCTATCCATTTTTTATTCTGTTTTTTGGTGCAGGGCTTACAGGCATATGTTAGGCCGTCCATGGCGGATGCCCGTTTAAAAAAATCCCCCAATGGCGTATCTTCTAGGCATACCTTGCATATTTTCATAGTGCCTCCTTTTAGGTTGGACTATATGGTAGCACAACTCTACAAGAAAGGTAGGACCCGATGGTAAAGAAAAACGACAAAATGCACGTTGTCCCTCCCCTCAGAAATCAGGATGGTTGGTCTAATGTTATCACTGGCCTAGGGACGGGAAAAGACAAAAATAGCTACTCCGACCTAGCCTGGACTCCCACCCACCGGGATATGGCCGAAGCTTTATTTTCAGCGGATGAGATTGGCGCCAAGGCTGCTAAGATTATCCCCTATGACGCTACCCGTGAGGGTTTAACCTGGAACATGGAGAGCGGCCGGCCACATGAGGAGGTGGTGAAATTCCTCGAATCCGAATTCCACAGGCTCAAGGTGTGGGAGACGTTTGCCTGGGCTTGGACTCTTGCTCGGGTTTACGGTGGAGCCATGGTTTTCCTGGCCGTGGACGATGGAGCCCGAAGCCTGGATAAACCCCTTAAGCCCAACAACATAAAGAGAATCAATAACTTAGTGGTCTTTGACCGCTGGCAGTTGACCACCACCACCACAGATATCGTCGACGACCTATCGAACCCCAGGTTCGGCGAGCCAGAGATCTATCAGTACAACACCTCGACCTCCCCCGGCTTGAACGGCGAAACTATCAGGATACACCACAGCAGATTAATTCGATTTGACGGGGTGCGCCTCCCGGTGAGACTATATAAGAGGAACAACTATTGGCACGATTCTATTTATAGCACCCTATTCCAGGCTATTCGAAACTACGCCATCACCCATGACGCTATAGCTCTCATCCTACAGGAGTTCAACCAACCAGTCTTTCACATCGAGGGATTGAGCGAGGCGGTTTCCCAGGATGAGGACGAACTGGTTATTAAGAAGCTTGAACTTGTAAACCTAATGAGATCCGCTGCTCGGGCGGTGGTACTCGACAAAGAGGATGGTTTCACAAATGTATCTACCAATGTGGCTGGCGGCAAAGAGCTGGTCGATCTTACAGTCCAGCGGCTTGTGGCTGGTATCGATGTCCCACACACTAGACTATTGGGCAACTCACCTACTGGGTTGGGCGGCACAGGAATGTCAGAACTCATAAACTACTATGACAACGTGAAGGCCCAGCAGCTCTTGAACCTGCGTGAGCCTGTCGAAACCCTAAGTAATTTGATGTTCAGCCAGCTCGGGGCTCAAGAAAAGCCTGAGGATTTGGCCTTCAAGTTCAACCCCCTATTCCAGCTCGACCAGGAAAAGGAGTCTAGAACTAGGCAAATGCAAGCCGACATTGATGAAACCTATGTCAATCTCGGTGTCTATGATACCTTCGAGGTCGCCGATTCTAGATTCGGTACCGGGCGCTATAGCTTTGAAACAGTTCTCTCGGATACTGCGAAGGATGGCCCACGAAGAGAGCCTCCTCAGTCCGATAATGGGTTGGGAGCCCTAAGCAAGATGGATAACAGGGGCGGCAGTAAGCCCACAAAAGCCGACCCTCTACCATCTATTAAGTAGACTTGTAAATGAATTTTCAATGAGATACAGTCTATATCACAGGGGGTTTAATGAAAAATTCCGACTATGTAGTCATAAATAAGGATGAGGGGTCGCTCCAGCCTAATGGCTTCCTAAACATCCTAGCTCTTATAACTCGAACGGGTGTATTCACCTACCAGCGCCTAAGCCCTGATGGGACTATCGAAACCATTCGACAGCTAAGACACCCCGACGAGGTTTTCTCCGAAGAGACAATGTCCTCCCTCATGGGCATCCCGCTTACCAACAACCACCCCGAAGAGTTAGTCACTCCCGAAAATGCCTCCGATCTTATAGTCGGCATGTCCAGCGACGTACCTAAGAAGGTGTCGGCTCCCATTCAAGGGGATAAAGAGGACTATATTCAACAGCTCGTTACGGTATTTGACGCTGACACTATCAGGGAGATTATGAACAAGGAGAAGTCCGAGTTAAGCCTCGGATATAGCCTTGAACTGGACTTTACCCCTGGGGTGTGGAATGGTCAGAACTACGATGCAGTCCAGAGCAATATCAACTACAATCACTTAGCCCTTGTTAAAAAAGCTAGGGGAGGTAGAAGCTTAAAGGTTATACTTGACGGCAAGGACCAGATGGTACAGCTAGATGGCGAAACAATCATTGAGGATGGGGCTCCAAACCCCGACAATAACATTCCAAAGGGGAAAGAGATGAAAGTCTTCAAGCATGAGGGTAAAGAGTATGAGGTAGACGATGCAGCCTACAGCATCCTAACTGCCCTAAGTACCAACCTTGACAGTGTATCTGTTAAACTAGGTGTCGCAAAAAAAGAGTCTGACACACTCACCGCCAAGTGCGATGAGTACAAGGAAAAACTGAAGGAGCAAAAAGACGGCGAGGACAAAGATGCCTTCGCTAAAGCCGTTAAGGCTCGCGTCGCTCTGGAGGGCAAGTGTTCCAAGGTTTTGGGCGCTGAAGTTTCCCTGGATGGGCTCACCGAGCGTGACCTCCAAGAGAAGGTTATCGCCAAGGTTCGTCCTAAATTGGTGTTAAAGGACAAGTCCGACGACTATGTTACAGCCCGTTTCGAGGTGTGCCTTGAAGATTTTCAAGAGGATGCTGCTGACGATGGCGTTGGCGATCCTGCCCCCAAAGAAAAACCCGACCAAAGGCGTCTTGGCACTCACATGACCAACGACGACAATTCCGACGATATCGACGAAATTTTAGAGAAGTCCAAGGCCCGCTCTTGGGATCGTTCACGTAATCTTTACAAGGGCGCTAAAGAAGCCTAAGAGGAGGGTAAATTATGAGTGTTCAACTTACATACGGAATTACTCCAGCAGTTGCCATTCCCGGCATGTTGGCAGAACCATTTTCCCAGCGACAAGTCGATAGCTTCATTGCAGAGGATACCATCCTCGCAGGTCAAGCGGTTGAGCGAGGTACTGACCCTGCGTCTCAGGTTCTCCAGCTCACTGCTGCTGTAGCGGTTTACGGTGTGGCTATTTCTGCCCTACAAGACAACGAGGTTCCAGAAGGCGGCTCCATCACTTATGCCGCAAAAGACTCAACCCCTATTATAACACGGGGTCGAATCTGGGTTCTTTCTGGGGGCGCTGTAACAGTAGGTGCTGAAGTCACTCCAGGCGTAGTCGCAAACTCTGGTAAATGGACAGCGGGCGCTAACTTGCTTTCTCCTGTTCGAGCTTTTGCTCGGTCGGCTGCTGGCGGTGTAGACGAGCTATTGTTAATCGAATTGGCCGGTCCTCAGGGTGCCGTAGCTTAAAGGGAGGTAGTAATATGAAGCGCAAAGCAAGGCAATTTATCAACTTGGACGCAGACGAAGGTATCTTCTTCGAGCGAGAGCTTAAGTACATCAAAGCGAATAGCTACGACGTACTTTACCCGGAACTGCTGGCCCGTCGTCTATTCCCCGTGGACTCCTCGGCAGACACTGGCGCAGCGACCATTACCTATCAGTCTTGGGACCATATCGGTATGGCGAAGCTGATTCACATGTATTCGGATGATATTCCGAATATTGAAATCACCGCCAAGGAAACCACTCGGAAGATTTATTCCGAAGGTGTGGCTTTCGGCTATTCCCTCCAGGAAATCCGAAATGCACGTTTCGCAGGTAAGCCTCTTGAGCAACGAAAAGCTAACGCTGCTCGTCGCCAAGTTATGTACCTCGAAAACCAGTTGGCTTTCTTCGGTGATGCCAGCACAGATATCCCAGGATTTATCGGTGCTCCAAACATCAACCAGGTGACAATCCCCGTCGGTGCTGGGGCTTCTACGTTATGGGTCAACAAAACTCCTGACGAAATTATCTCCGACATTTGCGCCATGGTGTCTTCCATTAGGGACGTTTCCAATGGTGTTGAATCCCCAAACACTTTGCTTCTTCCTGAAGCTCAGTACACCCTGATCTCTTGCACTCCTCGCTCCACGACTTCCGACACGACAATCCTAAGTTTCGTGTTGGCGTCTAACGCCTGGATCTCTCAGATCATCCCGGTTTACCAACTCAAAGGAGCTGGCGCTGGCGGGTCCGACACCATGATGCTCTATGATATGAGCCCTGATAAGCTCACCTTGGAAATACCCCAAGACATCGAGTTTCTCCCGGTTCAGGAAAAAGGGTTCATGTTTGAAACTCCAGTCCATGCAAGGACCGCTGGCGTTATCATCTATTATCCTAAATCTGTAGCTCAGGGGGACTTGATCTAATGTTCATTGAAAACACACAGCCCAACACGCGAGCAATTATGGGTCTATACCTGGGACCTGGTGTTAACGAAGTAGCTGAGATGAGATGGGAGCAAATCAAAGCCGCTGGCTATGAGGACTCTATCAATAAGCTTATTAACGCCGGTGTTCTCAACGTCATGGGTGCGGCTGCGAAAGTGACCATCGCCCTAGTCGAAAAGACCTATAAAATCGAGGTCCTTGAAAAATGGCTCGGTGATGCTCGCGGCCCTTTAAAAGGGGCAATCAAGAAGCAAATTGGACTGGTCAAGGTTGAGAAATCCGAAGATGCGGATGAGGTATTGTAGTGGCCTTAGTTGATGTCACACCAACTTATGTAGACCTGATGACGTACAATAAATACGCCACCAGGACTGCTATCAGTGCCGAGTTTGAAGCTCTAAAGGACATGTTCACTGTTTACCTGAACAGTAATTCATGCTCCATGCCGAGCGCCAAATACACTCGGGGTTTGGCTCTACTGATTGCTCACCACTACGCTATGGACGACACCCAAACACCAGACTCCGGCGGGTCTGATTTGGAGGTTGGCCCAATTACCTCGGAACGTGTCGGCGACCTTTCTCGCACACGGGGACTGCAACCCTATATAGGAACTGTCGCAGGCAGAAACACTTACCTGCTACAGTCCCGATGGGGGGTGGAGTTCCTGTACCTTATCAAGACATTCAAAGCCACTCCTCTAGTGACATAGGGGGTGGCATGGCAAGACTTGTCCAACTCCACATTTCTAAGACCACCGAAATTGACAGGGGTGAGAAATTCATCCTGGCCCAATTAGCGGCTATTGGGGATGGGATGTCTGTTACGACAGGCATTCACTCGAAAGATTTTAACAAGGTTCAAACTTTTCGTGGAAAAAGAGTTGGAAAGACTTCCGTGGGGGTGTATGCTGCGTTTAATGAATTCGGTACAAGATTCGCACCTCCCCGACCGTTCATGCGCCAAACCCTGGACAGTAACGTCACCCTATATACTAAGCAAACCGCCGCAGGAATGCGTTCCCTATACAACAGCCAGATAACAGCCAATGCCCTGTTGCTACGTCAGGCAAAGAGGACTCAGAAATGGATGCGCAGGTCTATTAAGACCTGGACCACTCCCGGCAACAGCTTAAAAACCCGAAAGATAAACCTTCGACAGAAGGGCGGCCCTCTAGTCGACACCCGAACCATGTTTAAGTCGGTTACTTCAGAGACTCAACGCAAGGGAGGAGGTCTGATATCCGACTTCCGCAAATTCCTTATGGAAGCTGACCGTATAGCTATGGGGAGGGGTATTCTTGGTTGATTTCAGGCCATGGTCCCTATTGGGTCAAGAAGTCCAAATCAGGATCCTAAGATACTTCGGTGGGTTTGTCGATGGCATATATGTTAGGACTCTCAACAATACCATTAACACTTATGCCAGTGCCCAACCCTATAAGACTATCGATGCTGACCAGCTCCTTAGGCCGGAAAAGGGTGAGAACGTTGAAAAAAGGCTCATACTATTCCTCAACGAAAAACTATACCTTGATGATGAGGCAACGAACACCCTTGCGGATTTCGAACTTGTCCCACCCATCCTTCCTCCACTCTTCAACCAAGCACCACCTAACGCTGCGGATTTTGGAGGGGTTGGTCCTAGCCCTACTCAAGAGGTAAATGACCTCGTAGTAATAGACGGGCGCCCGTGGAAACCTATTTCGATCAATGATTGGAATTTCGGCAATATACCTCATTATCGAGCTGTGTTGAGGTTATTCGATGGCTTCTAGCACCCTACAAACAAGGTACAATGACTATCTGGCCTTCCTGCAAAATTGGGTGCCGGGATATGCCCCAGGCGGGGTTAGCTTTTTTCTGACAGGGCAAGCAGCCCCTAATCCACCTCTTCCATATGTGGGCGTTACTCCTTTCTCCAGTGTCCAGATGATCGGAGACCTTGAGCGACGAGTAACAATCTACGGTAAAGAGGTGTGGGTATCCCATTTGAAAGTTACCTCGGAGGTTTATGCCTACACAAATTCTCCGACTCGCTACGTTAACGAGGCTAACGCTTGGGCTATCCTGCAGGAACTTAAGACCTCACTTCGCTTCCCCCTGGTCTACGAAAACCTCTGTGGTATAGTGTTCCGTCTAACGGAAGATTCCGACATAGTAAATGTCAGTCAACTATTAAACACAACCTTCGAGCCTCAGGCTTCCATGTATTTAACTTTCAACACGGTCATAGAAACGGAGGAGATTGACAGTGGGGCCATAGAGACGGTTAATGCACTAGGGACGATATATAATCCCAACGGGGAGACAGTACCAATCACAATTTCGGCGACGAAAAACTAAGGGAGGGATGCTATGTCTATTTCAAGCATAGTAAATGTTCAGATTTCAAGATTAACCACGACACCCAGTCGTGCTGGGTTTGGTACTGGCGCTTTCGTAAGTGCTCTAACTACAATACCGACCGCCGCTAAAGCCTATGCTAACCTTGCAGAGATGACGGACGATGCGGCTGTCGGGGCTGACAGTCTAGCTGCTGGTGCAGCCTATTTCGGCCAGCAAGTCGCTCCAACACGGTTCACCGTAATCAAAGAGGTCATTGCCCAAGCTCAGGTCACTAGGCTGACATTCTCACGAGATTTGGTAGCTGCCAACAGCACCGTCATAACTATAGATGGTGTTCCCGGTACTCCAGTGGTGTTCGTTACTGACCACGACACGACAATGACTGCTATTGCAGCCTCTGTCGCTAGTGACTTTCCAGGAGCGCAATCCGCAGCGGTTATAGGTGGCGCAAATAGTCGAATCATAGACGTAACCGCCGCCGTTAATGATACCCCTTTCTCTGTGGGCGCTGTCGTGACTCTGGGGGCTACTCAGCCTGTAGTTGTCCCTGTTATCACCGTAGTCGCTGGTGGCTGGGCTGGTACGCTAGATACCGCTACTGGATTCCTCAACGACTGGTATGGCCTGTCAATCTATTCACGAGTTTTGGCCGACATCGAAGAAGTTTCCGATTGGGTACAGGGACAGGGGACCAATAACCCCAAACTCTTTTTCGCCCAAAACTCTTCGGCTGACATCCTGGACCCTGGCTCAAACACTGACATTGCCAGCCTCCTTCAAGCCAAGGCCAACTTCAGAACTTCAGTCTGGTATCACGCCCTCGATGCTCAATACCTGGACACCGGAATTCAGGGACTCAACCTGCCCACAGCGGCCGGCTCTATCACCTGGGCCTATAAGACTGTTGCGGGTGTGACCGTGGACGTTATCAGTTCCGGTGGCAAGGCAGCAGCTCACGCCAAGGCAGCCAACACCTACACAGAGGTGGCCAGCGTTAACATCACTGAAGAGGGTAAAGTCTCCGATTCGCCCTTCGAGTGGATTGATGTTATTCGAGGAGTGGACTGGCTTCAGGTGAATCTTACAGCCGATCTATTTAGCCAGTTGATCAACACCCCTAAGATCCCCTACACAACCAAGGGTATCCTGTCAATCAAGGGGACCATAGCCAAGCGGCTTACATTGGCGCAAGTCCAGGGCATCTTGTCGGACGACTCGAAGCCCATTGTCAATGTTCCAGCGATTGGCGATGTCCCATCGGAAGACAAGGCTAACAGGGTGCTGAATAACGTCACCTTCACAGGTGTCCTGGCGGGTGCGGTTCAGAAAATTAACGTGGTCGGTACGGTCACTCTATAAGGGGGAATAGCATGTCTACTAAAGATTATGATCCGAACGGTGTAGTAATAAGTTTAGGGCCGCCCATTGGGGAGGGAGCCACTGTAACTATGGAGGGCTTCGCTGATGGTACATTTATCACCGTCAACAGAAATAACCCCAACTGGAGCGTAATGTCAGGAGCTAGTGGTGAGACTGCTAGGGCTAGATCTAACGACCTGACCGGAACCATAGAACTGACCTTGATGCAGTCCTCGGCCTCCAACAACATCCTTAGCGCATTCTTGACGGCCGATGAAGCCACCAACTCTGGTAAGTTCTCCTTTTATATGGAGGACGGCGCTAGTGGTACTGTCATCAGTGCCGCTGAGATGTGGGTTCAACAGGCCCCCACAGTCGAATTCGGCAAGGAGTTGGGCGATAGGGTCTGGACACTTGAAACCGGACAACTAGTCTATGGGGCAGTACAAGGATTGTTGACTGATCAAGAGATAGTTAACGCAGCAGCAGCAGCAGCACCAGCAACAACGCCGTAATAATTTTTTCAACCTTGTAAAGGATACCTAATGAAAGGCGCACCACACAGAGTAGACATTGATGGAACTACCTATTCCATCACCAACTGGGACGTTGACAAAGCACTTCTCACATTGGTTTGGCTCACCAAAACCTTTGGGGAAGGCTTCGTCG